AACAACAAGAGCTAGATTCTGGCATTCCAGAAGAAGAGCGAACCGAATTTTTGGAAATAGGAAAAGGAGAACCTATCAGGAAGGTTCATATTGAGCAATTGCGAATTTCTACTGAAAAAATTCTAATTGCATCGGGTTTTATTAAAGAAAAAGAAAACGAAGAAGAACCTAATGAAGCAGATTTAGACGAATATTTTAACTATGATGTAGAAGGTGCTGAAACGAGGACTGAACATCAAACTGAATGGGTAGATATTGATAGAGATAATACAGATAAATTACCTTTACTTCAATCAGTAAAGGTTCCAATAAAAGCTATCCATATAGAAGATTTGAGACATCCTATCCTCATTCCTTGGATTGAAACTTGGACACCTGTAGAAATACCTATAAGCCCATATGAAGAAGACTATTGGACTCAGTCTTTTTATCCTGTCCCTATGGATTTCTATCCATATATAGCCTATAATACTGTAGCTTGTTTTGGCTATAGACAAAACTATATTCCAGCTAAATTAGGAGCTTGGTCTTCAAACTATTCCCTTGCTATTGCTCACATTCACCCAAGTCATTGTCAATATAAAGAACTGAAATATTATAACTATACTTATCCACACGAACATTTGGGAGAATATCTAGGAAGTTCAGGAAAAGCTGATTCACATATAAGTATAATAGAAGATGAAAAAGAAAATAAGAAATTTAGAATTAATGCGTTCTCAGAAGCATCTATTGTGCATTATCAAACCAGAAATGACAGACCTGACGACCCCACTGATAGCCTGTGGGCTTATTCTTTTCCTCCTATAGAGGACACAATTATGCTTCCTGGTTCTACCTTCTCTATTGTCTCCCCCACAGTCTATTATGATAGATTAAGACATATACATAATACAGATAAATTTGTTTTTGATATAAAGTTTAACTCTTTTAAAGATAATAAAGTTGACGACCCAACGGCATCAAATGTAGGGGTGTCTCCATCAATTATTAACTTTAGAGTTTGGTTTGGAACATATATTCAGGGGGTCTGGCATACCACATACTACATATATATTTCTTTTGGAACTGAAGTAAAGGAAAAAATATCAGGACCAGATTATTGCTTTTATTATATATCTCCAAATTCAGGTCATTATGTGTTTCCATTAACAGATATTCACCCAGATTCATATTATTTAGGGCGGCTTCAAATTTTTTGGTCACTAGGAGGAATAAACAACTGGGGGTATGAAGACCAGGAACATTACCCAACGATTATTCAAAGAGCAGAAATAGATGCAGAAATAGATAATATAGGAATTATAAAATAAAGAGGAGGAATAAATGGCAAGCTACAAAATTACGAAAAAGTTATTAGAAAATAGATATAGCGCAAAAAGAAAAAGCATTTGTCAAATTGCTAATAAATTTAATTGTTCTCCTCAAAATATCTTTTATTTTCTTAAAAAATATGGTATTGCTATAAGAAGTGGATCAGAATCTCATAAAGGGAAAAAGTTAACTATAAAGTGGAAAGAAAATATAAGCAAAGGTTGTAAAGGTATTCCTAAGCCTTGGAAATCTGGTAGAAGAGCTATTCGGAAGCATAAGTTAGATGAGTACTATTTTTGTCAAATTGATTCAGAAGGTAAGGCTTACTGGCTTGGTTTTCTATATGCTGATGGAAATGTGTCTGCTAATAGTAAATTTTGGTATCGTTTAAGTGTTGGGCTTCAAAAAAGGGATAGAAATCATTTAGCTAAATTATTAAAATCCTTAAATGCTTCCTATTCTATCGGCGAATACAGTATTAGAAATAAATATTTAGTAAGCAGTATAAATATATACTCAAAACAATTAATTTTGGATTTAATAAAACAAGGTTGTGTTCCCAAAAAATCTTTGATTATCAAGTTTCCGAACCTATCTCCCAAATTGATTAGACATTTTATAAGAGGTTATTTTGATGGAGATGGTTGTATTTCTGGTAATCATATGTCTATATGTTCTGGTTCTCGCAAATTTTTAGCTACTTTGCAAAACCACTTAGTATCTTTTACAAGGATTCCAAAAGGTACCATAAGTAAAGTCAAGAATAGCCCGTGTTATTACTTTCAATATGTTGGTAAACATTTAAGTAAAATTTATAAATATATGTATGCTGGCGGTACTATTTATTTAGAGAGGAAGCACTTAAAATTTATGGAGGTAATATAATGAGTACTTTTAAATTCTCGGTCGGAAAAGTTTTACTGAAACAAGGTGGTGTGTTAAAGAAAGAGATAGTTCCCACAACGGACATCTCCATAGACTATGCCATAACAACTCATAAGGAATATGGCACACAAGGAGAAATAACTGACGAAACTAAAGATACAGAAACACTAACTATAACTATATCCTATTCAACAGATATTTACGATACCGCTTTAGTTAAGGGTGAGGATTACGATATTTTCTTTGAAACTGGACACGATGGTGGTGGAGTTGCAGTTACTTTTGCAGATTGTAGATTAACTGGATATTCTGTAAGGACAGCTCAAAGCGAATTTTCAATTACAACACTAACATTTTCAAAACGTGGTGCTATTGATGCTGTGCCAGGCGAAGAAATCACAAAACAGAAAGTTAAATTTGGAAGCGTTTATATAGGTGATTCTGCTTCTGTATCTCCCTCATATTCGGGGAATGTTCAACCACTTATAATTCCCACAGCTTTGGGAGTATTGATACAGTCTACCAGCGATTTAGGTGGTGGGCATTTAACTATCAGGGTAAATGGCTTCGTGAAAAAAGACACAAGGCTTGAATTGGAGCAATATTTAATTAATCTATATTCTCTGTTGGCTACAGGCAAAGATACACTAACTATTGAACATGGACTAACATCTTATACGATACCTAATTGCTATTGGTCTGGTGGTTCGCCTGGGGCTGGGAACCGACAGTTTACAGATTTTGAGTTGACTTTTGTAAAATCAGCATTTTGATGATTATGAAAACCAAATATTATTGTGAATGCAGAAAAGAAATAAGTTATAGTAGTTGGTATCGTGGAAACGGCAGATGTTATTCTTGTGCTAATAAGGTTAGATGGAATGATCCTGAATATAAAAAGAAAGTTAGCAAAAGTATAAGCAAAGCTTGTAAAGGTAGAAAGCCAAACTTTTATATTGATGGCAGGACAAAAAGAATCTATTATTGTTTAGAGTGCGACAAAAAAATTTCTATTGCTAGTGGTATATATGGAAATCATATATGTAGAAGTTGTGCTCGTAAAAAATTAAAACATTCAGAAGAGTATAAAAGTAGACTTCATATAAAAATGTCTGGAGAAGGTAATCCGATGTTTGGAAGGCCTTCTCCAAAAGGTTCAGGAAATGGTAGAGGAGATTATTACAGAGAAATATGGATGCGATCATCTTATGAAATTGCTTATGCTAAATGGTTAGATAAACAAGATCTTAAATGGCAATACGAACCAAAAAGATTTAATTTAGGAGATACTACTTATTGTCCAGATTTTTATCTTCCTAAGTTAAATAAATATATTGAAATCAAGGGATATTTTTCAGATTTCGCTAAAAAGAAAATAAAACAGTTTAGAAAAAAATATCCTGCTATAAAACTGGAAATACTATTTCAAAAAGAATTGGAAAATTTGGGGGTGCTTTGAAATGAAAAAAAAGCTAAACTGTAGCATTGGCAAAAAATGGAAAAAAAGAGAAAAGTTTGATAAGCAAAAGTTTTGGTCTGGTTTTTCAGGGCTACTAGATCCTGTGGGCTGGGCTAAAGACTTTATGGGGCTATTCAATGTTCGTAAATTGGTTACTTATGCTGTTATACTTGGTTTTGTAGCGAGTTATTTTTATGTCCAAGGAAGAGGAAGCAAACCTGTAAAGATCGATATTGGTTATGGTAAAGAAGCTATTTTGGAAGTTAATAAAGAAGGGGACCATGTTTATATTGCTAAAGATGGTTCTGTTTATTTTAGAGATAAAGATGGAAATATTTTGAGGCAATTAACAGTTAAAGATATTCCAGGATTAAAGAAGAAACTTGCCCCAGTGGGATTTCAGTTAAAGCCGATTGGTATTATGGGAACAGGTTTTGGATTAGAAGGTATTGCTTTTGAAGGTGGGGCGGGCATATCATTTTTGAGGTATTGGAAAATGGAATTTGAGGCATTTTTGACCAATCGAGGCATCTATTTAGGCACATCTTATAAAATAACAGATAATTCAAATATAGGTCTTGGAGCAGGCAAGGGATATAAAGGTGATAATAGGATGATTTTGTATTACAGATGGAAATTTTAATGACACAAGATTTGAAAAAATTAGGAATACTGTAAAGGAGGGATATTATGGATAACAGAACTATTGGTTTAATTTGTCAGGCAAGTGGTTGTGGTTTAGGTTTGATTTCGGTTTTAGCAATCATTCGTCAGAATCCTTTGGTCGTAGGAGGGATTTTGGTGGGGGCTGCTTTATATTTTGTTGGAAGATATATAAAAGACAGATTCTAATTTACAAATTTATTTTTTTTAATAGCCTTATCGATGGCATTCTTGATAACAGGGTGAATGTTGTCGGTGAGGCTTTTTATTTCAGACCAGTTTATCTTTCCTTTATATCCAATCGGCAACTGTACTACTGGCGTGTTAAAATAGCACAATCTCATGCCGAAGGATGTAGTAACTTTACTGGTGCAACAATAACGCCATAAATCATCAGATTTTGGATTAGTGAAATCAACTTTGCCCCAGTTGGTTCTCAAGAGTTTTTTTGAGCAGATAGGGCACAGATCATTACTTCTTTCCTTCGGAATGCCTCTCATTTTTTATTTTCTTCCTCAAAAAATCTTTTTAAGTGTTCCTCATTAAGAAATTTAGTTAATCCATATTTATTTTTACCATAGTGCCAATCGTTATACAGTTCAATATTTGTTATTTCTATCTCAAATTCAAAACTTTTAGGTTCTGTAATCTGATAATTGATACCCAACTTATTTGGTTTGATATTGATATTTCCACACATGCAACTTCTATAGTCTTTCTTTGTTCTTCTAAAAATAACATATCCACACATAGGACAAAAGTAACCTGTTAGATACATTTTGCCTTTTAGATATTCATCTATTAATCTTTTAGCACTTTCAAGGGCTTCTTCTTTGCTATTAAATGGCCCTACTGGACCACTAAATCCAATGTCAGATACTTTCAACTGCTTCTTTTTCATTTTTTATCATCCCCAAATAATTTATCAAGCTCGTTTACTTCGTCTTGGGCATATAATGCTTTTAGAAGTGCAATAAAAACTACCTCCATTGCTACAATATCTTGTGCAGGCATCCCTTGTTTATTACATGCTTGACAATATAGAGCAAACCAACTTAAAAGATAGGGTTGTTTCTCTTGCAGGCCTTTAATCTCTTTTTCAAAAAGGGATATATTCTGAATTTTATAGCTTTGTTCGGACATATTTGCTAATTTCTTGGCAATTTCTGATATTACTTCAATTGAGATTTGTGGTATCATTTTGGCTCCTTATTTTTCATCTTTAGGACAACAATCTTTATATGGGCAATAACCGCACTCCTTACTTTTCGATGAGTAATCACAAGGGGGTAGTTCGTTTTTGCCGATATAATATTTCAACAATTTGAAGCGTTCCAAAATTCCCCGAACAGAAATTCGCTGATCCAATTCTCCATTTACAATAGGATAAATATCATTCTCTATTTTTACAAAATCGATTCTATGTTCGACACCATCAGCCTCTACCCAATCATTCATTTTAGCCCCATATGCCAAGGGTGATTTTCTGTAAAGAATAATCCAGTAGGGCAAGCGTGGCTTATAGCATAATAGATAAAATAGAGCCTGCATAGTATGAGTATCTTTGGGTTTATCTGCCACAACACTAGTTCGTGAAGAGTATGATTTAATCTCCAACCCTACTTCTTTTCCTCGCCTTTTAGTAATAGCATCAATTTCACCAGATATAACAATCCCCTCGATTATCTCTGCCCTGAAATGCCTGTCCTTTTTAGATTTGTCAACTAACTCGCCACTATGGTGCAAGCAATCCTTGGTATCAACCTCGATATATTTACCAATTTTTCTTGCAACACGAGCAAATAAACTGGGCTGATTAGTAATAGGGACTTTCTTCCACCCATAATAGGTTCGTCTTAAACAGTTTCCCACTACCTTGCCATCTATAATGCAGGAAGCCTCGGATGGGTAGAATAGCCACTTGGTTCGTTTAGGTGGCCTGTCTTTAGAATCTGCTTTGAGCAAACTGATTATATGGCTCTGTTTCATTTTGATAGCCTCATTTCCACCGAAATAAAATCTGTTTTAATAATTGGGATGCCTTATTTAACTTTTTCTCATCTGCACGACTTAATAAATGTTTTTTATTTAATATCTTTTCCAAATTGACTATTATGCTCATAGGAATATCCAATGTTGTTTGTAGAAAACCATTTTCCGAAACCCCCTCATTTTTAAATACATTTTTAAACCATCTATGATATGAGAGCCAGTAAAAATTTTTATCATTTGGTTGTTGATACACTATTGAGATTTGTTTGAGGAGTACATCTTTCTTGACCCCTTTTTGGAGATGGGATTTTAGTTCAGCCAAAAATTTGATTAAAATTTTAGTTTCTTCAGATGTTATCTGAGCCACGACACTCTCCTATTTATCTCTTTTCTTTTCATTAATTGTTGGTCTCTAAAAAATGGTTTTCTATAGCATACGAGAATATTTTATTTTATACCTTCTTTATAACACTTTTCAGAAAAAGAATTAAATCCTTTCATATATTTAGCGAGCCTTTCTCTAACACTCTCAAAGGTTTCATTCATTGAGAAACTAATAAGTTTTTTCATTGCAGGAGAATTTAATTCTTGTTTAGTCATTTTCACCGATGCTTCAAAAGGAACTTTTGCAACTGCTCCATAAACGATTTGAAGTCTCTTTCCCTTTTTCTGTCTTCTGACTTCTTTTGGGTGAGTTAATGTGATTTTCATTTTTAACACCTACCTTTCTTTATATTGTTGTTGATAAATTTTATTATCCGTAATTCCCTTACAAAAATAATAAATTTGCTTTGTAGAATACTTATAGTAATATCCCTTAACTATATGCATAGGAATTAATAATATGTGATACCAGTATTGATGGGCAAGCCAACACCAGAAGTTAAATAATCTACTACCATTTTTTATCAAGCCCTTTGTATAGAGATAACCAAAAACCATTTCAAAATTCCCTTATATTTGCCCAAATTTGCGATTTCCTCAGAAGTAGTGGTTTGCTACCATTTGGTTGCTAATAATTCAAACCTGCCTATTTCTGAGTGGTTTTGAGCCACTTTAGTCTGATATACCGATGTCCTATCTCTTTCATTTCCTCATAAGTTAGAATATCATTTTTTACAGTATTGCATTTGTAGCAAGCCAAGGCCAAATTCTCTACTGGATACCCTTTTTCGCTATCTTTTTTATCTATTTCTAATCGTCTTTTATATTTCTTAATACATAAATCTTCAGGCAGCCCACAATATTCACAAATACGCTTTTTATAATTATAGAAATTTTTAAACTCAACAAAAGTGCAGCAAGGTTGTTTTCTTTTCCTTGCTCTTATTCTTAATTGATACCATATTTTTTTGGGGCTCCTATCTGCTGCCAGGAGGCGACATTCCTTTGAGCAATATATTTGCCAACTTATCCCACTTGAAAATTTATTACCACATCGTTTACAATATCCTATATATAGTTTTGTATGTCGTTCTCCCATTATATCCTTTCAGTAAAATAGATATATTTTTACCAGCTATAAAATAACAGTTAATTATTTCTAGCCTATTTCGCCAATCCCTCAACTTTGCCCTGCTTAACTGTGATATTGAGCTTGTTTCTTAATTGCTCGTGCTCTTTCAGGAGTCTATTCGCTTTTTCGACCTGACCATTATATTGAGTTATCTTGGTGTATAGGCTCTTGATAAGTTTAACAGCTTTTTCTAATTGAGCAGTATCAAAAATCAGGGCTAGTGTATTGAACTTTTGCATTCTATTCTCCTATCTTTTCATTTCTATTTTAAATGGTGTGTAAAAGATTTTGGCTTTATTCTTGTTTATTATCTCGATTTTTTTTACAGGAAATTTATGTATATTATAAATATGGCAGGCCACAACATACAAAATATTGTCCTCTTTAGATGTTAGGATTATAGATTTGAGTTTCATTAATAACTCCCCAATAATATTTTGAACATCGGCCAAAACAATATAACCAATAATACTGCATAAAATTGCAATATCATCAGAATAGCAAAGCCATATTTTATGCTTGTCCCCATTATTTCCAATCCTCGTTTTTTACCAAATGGTTTCTCTAATAATAATAGTAGAGGATAGCTCCCATCTAATGCAGGAATGGGTAAAAGATTTGTAATTCCGAGCCAAATGGATAACTGTGCGAACACAAATAGGCATGGAAACCGATTAGTCAAAAATAATGCCGTTATTCCCATAATTATATTAGTAAAACAACCAGCGACTAAAATGCAGAACTTTGCTACATATCGTTTGTTAGTAAAGGCTGTTGGGCTTTCACTATATTTTAGTTCGCCCTCAAGACGACAATAGCCACCTAAAAATGGGAGTAAACTTATTCTATAGTCTGTGCCATGATATTTGAAGCCACACAATCTTTTGCCGAAACCAATACTAAAAACTTCTACTCCCACATTAAATAGTTTGGCTACTACTAAATGAGCAGCCTCGTGGAAAATAATTATGAAGAATATTGGGATGAGAAATTTTAATAATAGTGTCATTTTAACTCCTTTCAGACCATATAGACCGAGGACTCCACAAATTGGCTTGCTGCATAAGTTGCGAGGGCGAGGCTATCCCCATAATCATCCTTCGCAGACCTATCATCTAAGTTTGCATGACAACTCATCAAACCTGATAACTTATACTCTTTTTCCAGTTCCATCATTTGCTGCTTAAATCTCAAATATTCTTTTGCAAACTTTGGTGGTGGAAACTTTGGCCAATGAATTTTGCCTTGTTGAATTAAATTCTGTAAATGTTTATATATCTTATCTTTATGCTGAATATCAAAACTAATACCCACAACTGGCAATCCTGCTTGAGCTAATATATCAAGAGGAGCCAAGCCAATAGGTGAACTATCAATGTATATGGCTTTCATTCTTGGGTGAAATAAATTCTTAATAAATCCAATCTGCTCGGTGAAATCTGTTCCCTGTAACTCCCACCATCCGACAACGTAGAGGTGTTCGGGATTATCTGGGTCTTGCCTTACCTCTGTAATAACAGTTGAATCCCGTAAGCGGGCAACATCAATCCCAAGAAATTCGCCCCGCAATGGTTTTCCTTCCGTATCATCGAAATCATAATGGAAACAGCATTTTTCCCATTCCTCATCAGACAGAAACATTCCTATATTGGATTTTTCCCAACTTAATTCATACTGGGCTGCAAAGGATATTGGGTCGTCTGCTTTTCTTGCCAATACATAATCCCTGTCCAAAATAGGGCACTTATCCCAAGGATATAGATGTTGTCTATACCCAAATGGATTGGTTTCAGGGTCGTATATATTTCTAAATGCTTTATGAAAATGCGTTCCCCTAACTCCAGGGACACCACATTGAATAATTTTAGCCCCACCCTGAACTGCACCACCCATTGGTAGTATCGATTGAGAAACTTTATAGGGAGAAATTGATTGTGAATTACTTACAATGAAATTATTAGCAATATATGTATGGTTGTCTTTTACTTCAATATCATAAACATATTTATTTTTTGAATTAATTATTTCTATACTTTCTATTTTACCATACATTGGTTTATGTCTCCTAATTTTTTGAGTTTCTAATTCTCTTTTATCACCACATTTCTCAGAGCAAGTTTTACATTTAGAGGTTCTGGGATGAAAAGGTTTGTCACAGATAACACATTTGAAGGTTCTGGAATTATGTTTTTTTAACCTTCTTATTTTACCTAATTTTTGTTCTGCTATTCTTTTACATTTTTTGTTACCACAAATTATTTGATGATTTCGATAAATCTCAAATTTTTTATCGCAATATTTACATTTTTTATGCTTAATTGGGCATAGTTTTTGTAGTTTATATTTCATGGAAGATAATAAATGAGGCTTAATTAATTTATAAAATCTTCGTAAATTATTTCCAGTAAAAACCAATATATAATATAATTTTCCGAATTTTGGATATTTTCTTATTTCTGCAATGATACTAAATCGTTGTTTTAAAAAATCACATAGAATTTCTAAGTCTTTCTTAGTAAAACATTGGGTATTTAGTGTATTTCTATACCCATCATCCATATACCATACAGCAAGAGATAGCGAAGTCATTCCTTTGAGCCACTCTTTAGATATTATTTTTTTAGGTTTATATATTTTTCCATAGTATATTTTTAATTCTGGAAAGCACTTAGTTTGAATACGATACATTATCTTACCACAATTATATGCCCCTTTTCCTGTAATATACTTACCAATAGCAGGATTCAAATTTCTCAACTCTTTGAATAACCACTTTATATAAGGATACTGCTTTTTACAGTGGTTTATTGTTAGTCTTGAATTTGCGTTATTGGTTTGGGGCTTCTCTAAATTACCATCGCCCAACATTGTCCCAATAATTATAGCCTTTAATCGTTTATTCATCGATATAATACCCTATCCGATTTGAAGAGATTTTTAGCTTTAATTAATCCCCTCTTTGTCATAACTTTATGTTCACCTGTGCATTTCAATACTCTAATTCCTTTTTCAGTTTTTATCTTTATCTTGTATAATTTACCACTATATAAGGGTTTTTTAAAATAATTAACTATTCTCTTTTTTTCAATTTGACCAGTTTTTTTATTGTAAGACATTATTTTTAAGGGAAGTTTTTTTTCTACGATTTCTTTGATAGTTTTTTGATAATGCTGGTCAATAGAGATTTTTGTTTTACCATCAACACATTCTTCTAATAAAATGATATGAACTGTAAGCCCCTCGATTTCTGCATTTCTCGATGCTGTTACTGCTCTTATTTCTGTTCCATTAGCGAATTTGATTCTATCGGCTTTATCTACTACAATGGCACCAGCATAAATATTATAGGGATTATTATGAATAAAACCAGAAAACCTGTCAAAACTAATTTGTGCCTGTTCTAATTTTGGTGCAAAAATGTAGAAATGAATATTGTCATAAAATATAGGCAATATGGCACAGGCGAGTGCAATCACTTCCGTTTTTCCTGCCTGTCTTGCTGTTGAGAATAAAACTCGCTTAACTTTTGGGTCTAAAAAATCTCTCAAAGCATACCACTGATTGGGATATAGTTTGCGACCAAAGAAATTATAGACAAAAGCTCGCAGATTATAGCAGTCTTTCCTTTTGCTTAATATCTTGGTTAGCCATATTTGTCGCTCAGATTTACTTAGTTTCATTTATTCTTCCTTTTTTCACTATATTTTAATTCTGTGATAACTTTGTCTAATAATTTCCAAGTTTCAGTATGTAATCTAAATTCATTCTTATTTTTCTCTAACCAAACCCAATTATTTACATTTGGATATTTTCCTTCATAAGCCCTGCCTGCACCTAACCAATCTGCCACCATCTCTCTCACAGCCCATTCTGGCATTGGAATAGGCACATTATCTGGATAAGGTGGATTACATTTATTATGCCCTGTTCTCGGTATCCAATATTCCCAATGATGCGGATGTAAGTTTTGGTGGTGAAGCCAACAATTTATAAAACCTTTAGGGTCATCTGCTGAACCAAAAAACTGTTTTTGATAATGAGGCAATTCAGCAGGAGAGAATTTGCTCCAATCGTGAATAATTAATCTCCATATGGGAGCCTTAACTTTCAAACCAGCAAAAAATACAAACCATTTATGCTTAATTATTAACCAAAAATATTTCATTATATTTTTACCACCCCTGGGTATCTCTCATTTTTAATCGCAGTTAAATGTGCCCTTGTATAGCAAATATAATTCTGCTTGTGAAACTCGGTTGGATTATAATTTAATATTCTCTGCACCTGAAATCTGCATTTAATTGCTGGAACATATTTGGCATAGTTTTTATCGGTATAATACCAGAAAGAGTTGCTATTGAAAAAACTTATGTGCGTAGGGTCTTGATACGCCCCACGGCCATCGGTTGAAGGCACTTCTATCAAAAACCACCCACCATCCACTAAGACCCTATATGCCTCGTTCATCGTATTTACTGGGTCTTTTAGGTGCTCGATTATATCATTCGCCCGCAGTAATCCTATTGAGTTATCCCTAAATGGCCACTTTTTATTCAGGTCTGCTGTTATATCTGCCCCATACAAATCAACACCAATAAATCCCACTGGCTTGCCATACTTTGCACCTAAATCAATCATTGGATAATTATTTAATTGGCACCATCTCTTTGCCATATTGAATATGTATTTGTCATATAATTTTAGGGTGCCAGTTTGGATTTCTTTATTAAATCGCCTGAATGACTGCCCAGAATAATTGCGATATAAATATAGGCACTCTGGTATATGTTTCATTTTTGTCGTTAAATAAAATCTGGATACTAAATCTTGGTCATCTAAAACCCTATATTCAGGATTGTGTTTCCCCACTTTTTCGTATGCTTCTACTGTCCATGCTCGCACATGATTCGGGGCAAAATGTATGCTTCCTATGCTATGTGGGGTTGGCTCAAACGCCTTCGTAACCAGAAACCTGTGCCCATAAAAATATTTCTCTTCACATTTCCACCCATATTGAGAGCCATATGTGGCTGGCTTCCAAGATACATCTTCAAACTCTGCAAAATCACTGTAAGCAAAACCTATTTCTGGATTTTTAAATGCTTCCTTGATATGATAGACTGCGATTGGTGTGAGTAAATCATCGTGGTCGAGTTCGGCACAGATGCCTTCCTTTACTTGGCTAAAAGCAAAATTCTTTACTGCCCCCACACTAATTGGGGCATTTGGATAATTTATTTGTTTTACCCTATAATCTTTGATGTTAATATGCTGGGCATCGCCATTTAGCACGATAAGCCACTGCCAATCTTTATCAGTTTGGGCGAGTAGGCTGTTGTATGCCTCTTTGATATATTTGGTATTGTGGGTTGGGGTAACGATTGTGAGTTTCATTCTTTTATTCCTTTTAATATATGGACTATAATATCTACAGTCCAACCATCGCCAATAATTCCTATTCTTTTACCAATACTTTTTATACAATCTGTATAGTTATCTGGCAATGTTTGTAATCTTTCTGCTTCTATGGGGTGACATCTCCTATATTTATTATCACCCAACCAAATATTTAATTTATTTGATGGATTTGCTTTTGGAACGGTACACATTTTATCATCTTTAAAGTATGCTCTATCTTGTTGTGACCAATATCCTTTTCCACTCAAATCCCATTTTATATAATGCTTTGTAAATTTTCTTGTCCTATCAATTCTTATATCTGTGAAAACTTTAAAATCATCATCGTAAATTATATCCTTAATGAAAAGTCCTTTATCTTTTGGTGGAGATGAATATGAGATATTAGTCCAGTATAATCTTTTTCTATTTTGTGCCGAAACAAGATTTGAATTTAATTCAATTGGCTTAACACCCAAGATTGTTGTTACAATCTCTTCCCATTCTTGTTTCATTTTTACATTTTCTAAAAGGAAAAAAGTAGGTTTAATTTCTTTTAAAAGTCTATTAAACTCGTAGAACAGTTTGCTCTTTTCTCCATTCAAACCTTCGCCATTTGGTTTAGCATTACTCAAATCTTGACATGGACTACCACCAGTTAATAAATCAATTTTTGGTAAATTACACCCCTTTATTTTTGTTATATCTCCCAATTGAATAATATCAGGATAATTTTTCATAGCAATTTTAATTGAGTCTTTATTTATTTCAGAGGCATAGTATTTGCAAGGAATACCTAATCTATCCATTGCTATTCTTGCCCCACCCAGACCATCAAATAAACTTAAAACTGTAATCATTTTATTTCTTCCAATTGTTCACCACAACTTGGGCATAATGCTTCTTCCGATTCTACTACTACAAATCCGCAATTAGGACAATATTTCGTCATTTTAATATTTCCTCATATTAGTGTATCAATTTCCGCATTAGCTACACAAACTACTTTATCTGTCCCTCCATAATAAATATAGAGTTTATTTGCCACTAAACAAGCACCACAAGTAAAAACTATTCCTGATTTAGAATTACATATTTCATATTTCTCTTTTGGAAACAAAATAGGTTCTTTACTTCTATATAATACTTTAGATGGGTCTTTTAAATCTAAAATACAATAACCTAAACTATAATTTCTTTCATCTACTCCATGATAAATTATTAACCACCCTTCTTTTAATTTAATTGGTTGAGCACCTACCCCTATTTTTAATCTTTCCCAATTTTCAACTGGTCTTAATATCTTTAAAAAGTATCTCCTCCACATTTTCAAATCTTTTGAAAAAGCTAAATAAATTCCATATGGACAATCTTTATCATTCATATCCTTTCTACACAACATTGCATAATAGCCATCAAATAATTCAGGAAATAATACTCCATCCTTATTATCTGAAATTATGCCCAATCTTTCCCACTGAATAAAATTTTTCGTAACAGCTAATCCTAATTTTGTTCCCCATTTTGAATAGGCTGTATAGGTCATATAAAATTTATCGCCTATTTTTGTTATTCTTGGGTCTTCGCATCCTTGAGATTCTAATTTTACTAGCGGTTTAAATACAGGTTTATCAAATCTTTTAAAATTATAACCATCAATACTCACTGCATAGCCTATTCTAGAAATCTCATCTACCCCTTGTGCCCTATATAGTAAATGAAAAAGACCTTTATCATAAATTGCAGCTGTATTAAATACTCGTTCAGATTCCCAATTATTCGATTTAATTGGTTTTAAAATTGGATTTCCTAAATACCTTTTGAGTTTCATCTTATTTTCCTCTTTTCTATTAAAGAGTTCAATTGTATTCTTAATTTCCGAAGTCTCTTTTGCATACTAATAACAGTTTTATGATACTTATTAGCCTCATCTTCGTGTTCCTGAATAATGTCCCTATAATTTTTTATCCTATTTTGGAGTATCTTGATTTCATCCTTTATCAGGACTATTTTGCTCCGTTTCATCAGCTGGCTCCTGTTCTGTTGTATCTTCACTTTTCTCAATGCTTTTTGGTTCAGTAATAATAATATCTGCTTCCTCTATATCATCGGGCATAGTAAAAACTTTGTCCCTTAATATCTCCGCTTTTTTAACATCTTCCTTAGTTTTGGCATTCAACAGATTAAAGATATTGATACGCAAATCCTGCCTTCCAGCCTCAATTCTGTCAATTAACTCATTTAAGTTGCGTAATTCTGCCCCTAATTCTGTAATCGTCCTTTTAAGAACTTTCTGCCCATCTTCGAGTTCGTGGGCACGAGCATACTTATATCTTACAGAAACATCGTCTCTGAGTTCCTTCAACGCCTCCAATGCGGTTTCTGGGCTAACTAGCAAATCCTTATAAACCTTGCGTTGTTCTTTAGTAAGATATTTCTCTATCGTGAGATACATTGGTTGCATAAGATTTTTATCTTTCGCTTCCTTTTTAGTAGGGAACTGTTTAAGCCGAACCCTTGTATCTTTATCCTTTGCACCCTTGGGACGGCCTGCGCCTGGTCTGTGGCCTCCACGCATTTTTTACCTCCTTTTAATTAAACTTCTATCTCTATATTTTTAATTCCATTGAGATAATGTTTTTTAACTTTATCTAAGCAACCTTTAAGGGTTTTATCATAAATAAATTGGTATAGACTCTTAGAAAATCTGTATGTATCCGAAGTTAGCCATCTATCCACTATAAATCCTTTTCTCTTAGCTTCTCTTAATTTTTGTCTGGGAATAATTAATATTTCTGTCTTAACAATTTTATTTTGTTCTTCCAAGTAAAGATATATAGCTCTCTTCTTTCCAGAAATTATTTTATCACCCACCTCCATTTTATCCTCCTATTTAATTAATTTTCTAACTTTCGTAAAAATCTGTTGTAATTTTCGCTGAACTGCTACTTGATTTATATTCAATTGTTTACTAATTTCACTCTGAGTCCACCCTTCCAGAAAGAGTTTAACTATCTTCCCCTCCAGTAAGGTTAACTTGCTCTTGATAATTTTCAAATCTATTTTTTTTATACTGTTACTGCTCTCACCTAATATCTTGTTTCTCTCTGCGAAGCTTAAATTTTCCAAATAAATAATATTATTGTCAACCTTCCTGAGTAGATTTTTTAGACGGTTTTGCATCGCTATTTGCATTATAGTGCTTAGTGCCCCCCTTTTCTCATCATATTTCTCAAGAACTTGCCATGCAACTATTCTTAGCTCTTGCAGATAGTCTTTATAGTAACACTTGGTTATTTTAAACTTTTGCAAGATTTTGTGCATTAAAGGCTCAAGATTTTTTATTTGTCTATCAGCAGAAGTCATTTTCTGGTTCCCCGCAAAAATAATACTTCCGATAATATAATTAATGCCAGCATTCTCAAAAAGGTTAATGTTGGTAAATTAAATAATGGTGCCAAATAGTTCCAGCATAAACAACCTATGAGTGTTAAAACACTGTATTGAATAACTTTTGCCACAACTATAAGAACCATTTGTACACCCGCTGAATAATCTTGCCCATCCAAAGTTTGTGTGTATTGTTCCTTTCGGAAATCGTTTAAACTCATAATAGTCTCCCTTATGTTTCAAACCCTATTAGTTTATTAGCAATTTTTTGCAGTTCTTCCACTACGACTCCTGGAGTTATCGGTTTCAATTTTTTGGCCTTCCTTTTGCCGATATATCTTACTCTGGCATAAATCTCAATAATTCCCTTACCTATATCAGTTTTAGAATATATCGGTGTTAGGCGTTGACAGCCCTGCTTAACAATATAACCGTCTAACTCCTTCTTTCTGAGGGCTATATTAGCCTGCATTGGAACGAAAACCCCGATTCTCTTTATAGCCTTATTTTTTGGGGTCTTTTTCTTCCATTTTCTTTTCACCATTCTTGATTTCCTCCAACAGTTTCTTTACATCCTTTAGAGAGTTGGAAAGCCCTTGATAAGTATTAATCAGGGTATTGAGTATAGGATTGGTGATGTAGGAGTCTAACGCCTCTTTTAAAAGACCCTTTACCTCGTCTCTATACCTAATATTCTTCAGGACATGAACTGTAACATTTCCAGCTTTCTTGGTCAGCATAATTGCTACATCTGACTCTTTTACTATGTCTTTAGCTTCTCTCGATTTTTCTGGTTGTTTTGTTCTTCTTGGTAATCCTAACATTTTATTTCGCCTCCTTTAATGTTCTACCTTTTTTATATAACTTTTCAGAAAATCTATCAAATCCCCCCATATATTTAGCAAGTCTTTCTTTAACCAATTCAAATGTCTCATTCATTGCGAAATTAGTTAGCTCCTGAAATGTAGGAGAACTTATATCTTGCATAGCTACATTTACTGACGCTTCAAAAGGAACTTTTGCAACTGCTCTATAAATTACTTGAAATTTCTTTCCCCTTTTCTGTCTTCTGACTTCTTTTGGGTGAGTTAATGTGATTTTCATCTTACCTCACCCCTTTATTTCTAATTCTTTAAACTGATTTATTATCGAACTTCCTACTGCCCCACCAGTTTGTTCTTTTGTTTCAACATTTTCAAAAGTAGCAGTGGGATTACTAGGGAAGATACTCCAAATTGGGGAGGTATAAGAAATCATCCTCCACATATCCTTCCCATTTACAGTAAACAATTTCCCCAATTTAGTTTCATTAACCATTTTTCCTCCTTTCTAATAATTCTCTAATATCCAACAAAACTTCCAAACCTAAACTTAATAATCTCTTTAGTCCTTTTATATCATTAGCATATCTGTCAACACCTTTGAGATAACAATCACTTTTGGGTATTAGTTCCCTTTCTATTTCTTGTCGTTTACGCATTTTACTTTCTTCTTACCTTTCTTTTTAAATGCAATTACCAATAAGTTATTTGTCTCCTTTTTCTTTATCGTGTTTAATTTAACATTTTTGGGAATGGTTATTTCTTGTTTCCTTTCATCGTTTCCGATAGTAAGAGTATTATCTTGTAATGAACATTCTTTCGTTCCTTCTACGATTAATTTATACTCTTTTTTCTCATCAAATATATCAGCGAAAAGTTGTTTTTTCGGTTTAATTATCATTGTTGGCACTTTATTTGTTCTGCCCGACCTTTTAAAAACATTGGGTTTCCAGTTATCTTGAAAACTATTTGAGAGTCTTCCTATCCCACCTACTCTACCGATTGATAGTCTAAAATCATTTTTAAATCTTGATATACTATGCTTTTGAAGATGGGCTAAATTTGATTGTGGTAAAATAGTAACTACCCGATTACAGTTAGGGCATGTTTTACCATTAAGATAAAACCGTCTGCCTTCTCGATCATAACATTTTTTACAATAATATCTACCCACTTAAGTCTCCCAGTATGTCATTTATCTTTTTAAGATGTTGTTTAGCTGTTTCAATGGCTTTTCTTTGTTCTTCATTCTTTGGTTGTCTTTTAATTATCGCCACGAGTTTTTCTCGCAACTCTTTTAATCGTTTTACCTCATCAGTCATTTTTTCTCCTCATATACTGGGCTACATTTTGAATAATATTTAATAACCTATAATATTTTTCTCTGACATAATTCTTGAGTTCTTTCCACGACATATTAAATGTTTTCTGTCTCGTCATTACTTTCCTTTCTTTCTCGCCGAACTAAATGAACAGCGGCAACTGAATAATCCCCTAAATATCTATCAAATAAATCTGACCAATATCTCGCTATAAGTTCCACTATCCATTGGTGAAAATATATTTTCATCCTATGCGGCTCCCATTTCTATCCCTAATTACCTCCACGACATTTTCGCAGTTTCCCTGCAACTCGTAATCGTGCGTAATTAAAAATATCTTCCTAAACTGGAACTTATTTTTTACATAACTAATCGCCGACATCACCTTCATTTTATTCTGTGCGTCTAAACTGCTAAATGGCTCATCTAATATCAATGTTTCAATTTGTGCCCCACTTCGTCGTGATAAAATAATAGACAAAGCAATCCTCAATGCAAAATCAATCAAAGTTTTCTCGCCACCAGAATAATTATAATATGGTCTATCACCAGTAGAATCCGATATGATTATATCCAATGTTTCCGCTTCCTTACCGCTTTTTAACTGTTTTTGTGTCTGGATACCCAATCTAAAATCCGATACCTTACTTATTATATCGTTTGTGATATTGTTTAGTTCGGGGATTATATTGTCTATTATATAAGCCTGTATCCCATTCTTGCCGAAAGCATTCATTAATTTGGTATAAATGTTTATTTTATTGAGTAATAGTTTTTTATTTTGAGCGAGGTTTGCTTTCTTATTTTTAATTTCTTTAAACTCTTTAGCAACTTTCTCAATAGATACCAATTTAGCCTTTAAATTTCCCAGTTTCTCTCTCAAATCATTATCTTGTTCCTGTAATTGTTCCACTTTATCTGACATAGATTTTGGTAGTGTGTCCACTTTTTCTTTAATCTGAACATCTAATTTATCTATATATTGCTGCTCTTTTAGTTCTTCTGCACAAATACCTTTTAAGATACCCTTTTTATATTCTGTTTCTACCTGTTGAAAACATGTCGGACACTCGTCTAACTGCTTAAATTTGGTCGCTTTCCTTTTTAACCGCTCGACTTCTTGGGTATGGTGGTATCGTTTGCTCTTTAGTTCATTGACCTGCTTCTTAATCTCTTCTCTTTGTCCTTCTATTACTAAATACTCTGTATATTGCTTTTTTATTTCGGCCACCTGTTTCTGAATTATTGCGATGCGATTTTCGGTATTTATGCGGCTTTCGGTATTTGGCGAAACATCAATATCTTTTAACAGAGATAGTTCCATTTCTATTTCGCTATGCTTTAAACTCAAATCATTACCAATTTCTTTTGCCCCTTTATAATATCCGTCCCATATAGCCAATTGTAATATTCGCATTAAAACTTCTTTTGCTTCCGACGGAGAAAGTTCAGAAAAAGAATTCATCTTCTTCTGCTCAAAATAAACAGAGTGTCTGAAGGTATCGTAATCCATCCCAATAATTTTTTCCAATACAGCCTGTGTTTCTTTTATGCTATTACCACATTTGCCATTGATTGTGAGCTTGGTAGTTTTGCCTCGTGTTCTTTTCCGTAGCACAATACTTCGTTTGTTATTTTTAATGAAAGTAATCTTGACAGACATTTTGTCAGTATTATCGGTAATCAAATTATCTCCAGCTCTTATACAACGAGAACCGTTACCATAAAGAGCAAATGAAATACTATCCCCAATAAGATAGCTTTTCCCACTCCCAATACTAAATCCTGTCAATTTATTTTTGCCAAGGATAAGATATAATCCATCTTTAATTAATTTTATTATAGCATGCTTATATAAAGCAAATTGGTATAATTCAATCTCTGTTATGTTCACTTTATCCACCTAAAATGTTCTTGTGCAGGCAATCCGATTATATCTGGGTAATACTCTTTTGTATAAGTAAAACCTTTTCCTAATATTTCCAATCTTAAATCAATACCTGTAGTATCTTTATAAGGTATATATCCAAAAGATAAGCCAAAATTTAATAGCGATAAACCTGTCCAGCCATCTTCTCCACAATTTGCTGCGATTATCAAACGCCAAGGATTTAACCAAGCTATTGCAAGTAGGATATAATTTGTTGTCCTTAATAGAAGATATTTAGTTGTTATTTTTATAGTAAACGAGCCTATTTTCTTTTTCACTTTACTCTCTTTAGGCTTTAATCTTTCACGATGTATTTTTCGTGCCTGATCAATACTTGTTAATAAATCTTTAAAATCTTTCTTTTTCATTTTATTTCCCTTTTAAAAATTAAATCCCCATTAATATAATAAAAATCTAACTTTAAATCTGTATTTTTGGCTATCACTAATTGAGCCCATCCCTTACTTTTCTTGAAAACTTTCGTTAATTTTTTAACTTCTCCTGATGAAAGCCAATCTGTTAAACTCCAACCTTTATTATTAGAATATATTTTTGCTCTTTCCATTTTATATCACCTCCTTTATCTCTTCTTTCATTATAGTAAAACAAACTACATTTTCTTCTTCATTCAAATATACATCATACCCCTGTCTTACTAATGCTACTATTAAATTATCTACATAATCTTTATTAAGAATTTCTATTCTTATTTCATACTTTTTCATCTTATTGCCTCCGCTAAATTTAATTTTGCTGTTAAACTCCAATTTCTCATAGAACTATAATCTTTTTTATAAGGCCACAAACTAATACCCGAATTTCCCCAAAGTATAAAAGTTTTCATTAAAAAATAAATGTCGGTCTGATTATAGAAATGATAGGTATAACTAAACATTATTTGTTCTCCAGAAAATCAACATATTTTATTTTCGTAATAACCCTTTCACCCGACCGACTTTTCAGTTCCACTTTGGGTCGGATAACTAATCCTTCAGCCATAAAATCCCCAAACATAGATGTAAAGCCTCTTTTAATAAAATTAATAGCCTCATTTATAGTGCCATTACCAACAACAGGAACAAACTTAATTCCGAGTTGGATGGCTATTTTTTCTACATCTTCCCTTTTTAGCCACCAATTACCTATGCGAATATCGAACAATATAAAATCTACCTCTTTCCTACCACCGAAATATTTACATCCAGACTGGATTTTATAGCCATATCCTTCGCCATATAAATATACATCTGGCTTTTCTTCACTTAATTCAAATATAGAAAATACTTTTTCTTTAGTAAATAATTCTTGTAATTTTTCTAACAAATGTTGGGGCATATCTGCTTTATCAGTTTTGCCTTTAAATTCTATTTCTTGGATAAGTGGATTTGTATAAATACAAATTCTGGTATTTGTTCCATTTATCTTCTCTGTCCAAACCCATTGAATATCTTTAAGTAATTCAAATTCAGGTTTGCTATATTGTCCTATGATAAATTTTCCATAGTTCTGGCTTTCTTTGTCCATATCTCTTTTGTATAGACCCTGAATTTTTGGGTATTCCATTTAGACTTTCTCCTCAATTATTTCTAAACCTCTTTTAATAACTTCCTGCCCCAAATCCTTCTCTTTCCCATACTGTATAAATGCCTGTGCTGGTGTAACTCTCTCATTTATTTTCTTATTTCGCAGTCTTGCAGATTTAGTATAATCATAGTGTGTAGAATAGGAATAAGCCCCATCAAATTTCTCTCCCACTAACTTTGGCTCGAATTTGTTTTTATCCTCTTTGGCACAATGAAAAATAACCTTAGTAATAGCACCCTTAACTTTAGCAGTATCAATATCTTGCAACTCTTTTACTGTCCTAATGTCAAACTGTATCATTGGGCGAGTTTTTAGGCGATAAAATTTGTAATGATTGTGAATAATGTTATCCTTATCCTTTGTTATATCTGTATAAAATAAATATTTATGTTCATTTCTTTCGGCAAAATCAATATGGTCAATGCTACCCAAATAACACATAAATGGGTCTTTGTTCAATATTTGGGCTCTATGTATGTGCCCAAGCAAGAAAATGTCGGCAATGTCCCCAGAACTGCCCTTATTCATAGCGAGGATTGTCTGTATTGAAAGATTTTCGGCAGAGTTGGGGCTATACCCCAATGCCCCTAATTTCGCCCCCTGAACCATTGTGTGAAGCATTCTGATCCTCACCCCATCACGGGTTATGAATATATCCCCATTGTCAAGTACCTGCACACCCTGTATATTCAGGTTGTTAAACTCATCAACAACCGATATATTCTTGTCATAATCGTGCTTGCCTTTTAGCCCTGGTATCATTACAACTTTTATCTTATTCTCGACAAACCGCAATACCCAAGTTTCAAAGGCGTGGCGTTCTATATTTTTGGGACGCTTATACTGATAAATGTCACCGAGTATCATTAGGTAATTCGCCTTTTTGTAAATAGCGAAGTCCAAAACCTGCTTCATTACATTTAAGGTGTCTTTGAAGCGCCTGGAAAAATCCAAATGAATATCGGCAACTGCTACAATTTTTGACACAGCATTATCCTCATCTTTCTTTGACTAAATAAGGAGTAAAACCAAAATTGAAAGGGTTATAATAAGACATACCCCCAAAATTACTAGCCCGATTGCAGCTTTAGAAATTTCTGTCATCTTTTCCTCCTCTTCTTTTCCCTGAAATCTTATAAAATTTATGGTATGCCCACCCCGTTTTATAGGTTTGTTTAATTTAGCAAAGTTAGGGTTTATTTTCTTTCCACATCTTGCACAAGTAAGAGATGGGTAATTTTTCCAATTTTTGTCAGTTACTTTTATTTTTCCCTTTTCATCGTGTCCAAAAGAAGCACAAATTATTCTTTCAAATAAATTCATTTTCTTCTCCTAATCTTCTTTATTATATCCATTGCAATTCTTGGCGTTTTCAATAACTCTTTCACCTTAATATCCTCGTAAAACCACCTTCGCAACACTGTTGATAAATTATCCTCTGTTAAATTTAGTCCTGAACCGTATGTTATTTTGAAAATTTTAGTGGGCATCTCTCATTCCTCCTTTTAACCATTTACTGTATCTTTGCAAAATATCTTCAATTGTAACAGGATAAAAATCCCACACATCCACGCCTACATTGATACAATCTGTAAAACTATACCCTCGTCTAATTCTTTGAATTTGCCATTTTTCGTGAATATGTCCCACCAGATTAATTTTGTAATTTATATCGGCAAATTCTGGATTATGGACTAAATTAATTCTTTTACCGCCCAAATTTATTACGACCCTTTGGATTATCGTTTTTAAAGAATTTGTCTTATCATGGTTGCCTTGTATAAATATAATATTCTTGCAATTTAATTGTTGTCTGTGAATTTCTGCTTTGGTAGGTTCTCCCTCACCTCTACCAGTCCCAGACTTGAAGCAAAAATCGCCGATGTGGAAAACCATATCATCTGGCTTAACTCGTTCATTAAACTTTTGTATAATAATCCTATTCATATGTTCTAATGATTTGAAAGGTCTGCCACAGTATTTTATAATATTTTTGTGCGACAAATGAAAATCACTTGTGAAGAAATATCTCATCCCAATCTCCTATATCTAACGATTTCATTATAGATTTACCCTAAATTTTTTAGCCATTGCCCGCATAATTGTATTCATACTTTCAATTAACTTTTGAGTATCGGCCATTTGTATTCCCAGAAGAAAAAGCACATAAACTAATCTAGAAAGCAGGAAGGCAATTACAGCCAAGAGGATATTTCGTATAAAGATATTTATTTTTGTAAATAGCCCATTACTCATTATTTCCTCCGTCTCCTAATATCTCTGATATAATCGTATAAGCAAACAGCAAATACAATCGCCATTAACACAACCAGAAAAATTGCCGCAATCTCTTTCACTATACTTTTCCTCCTTTGAATCTTTTTGGCATTTGTTTAATATTGTCCAATACATTCTGAAGCAGTTTAGGGCTGCCTATGTAACGTTTTTTCGCTTTCCTAATCTTATTTTTGTATCTTCGATTTTCAGCCCTGTATCTTTTTTGAGCTGGCTGATTTTGATGATTTCCTGGCTTTGCCATAATTTACCTCCTATATTTCGTAGTCTTTTTCTATCATTCCAGGGAGATGGCTTTCAAACTCTTTATCTGATGGTTCTAATAAAGAGGATTTTAGTCGCAAACCTTGTTTAGTTTTTAACCATATTGCCATACATTTATTACAATGATACTGTTCTTGTTTGGTAACTTTGTCTAATAAACCTAATGCTGATAACATTGTTTTACAATTTGGGCAATATTCAAAATGTTTCATTTTATCTCCTCAATCCCAAAGCCGAAAATATTCGGTCTGGAAAGTTTCCCAACCCTTTTCGTAGGTTAAACTTTCTCGCTTAGTCATCACTCTATCTTTATTTTTTATTTTCTGACAAGTTCTTTTATACTTCTTATATTTAGCCCAAGTAAATTCTTTGGAGGAGATGTAGATTAAATCTCCTTCTGATATTTTCTTTGCGGTCTCAAATGTTTTCTTTATTTCTTTGAAGGCTTTAGAACTGTGAACTTCGTGATTTCCATATTTAATTAAATTTCCAACTCCTTTAGAAATCACATCTGCTAAGTAATAGTCCAGACACCAACAATCACTATCGCTTATTCCATTTTTACCTCGTTGAATGAAAGTTCTGATTCTCAAAGGAATAGCTTCAATTTTATTTTTAATGCCATAGAGAAGCCACCACCATATTTGTTTAATTTTTGTTAATGTAGGATATCTCTTTTCCCATTTTCTTTCTTCTTCCCACTCTTTAAATACTGTTTCAGCAGGAATCAATTTGCCTTTTTTAATATCTTTCATTCCTATTTTGATGCTTTTCTCTTTCTTAATCATTTTCGATTTTCCTTTAATTCTTCGACTATCGCTTCCAAATCCTCTTTTCTCAAAACACAGTAATTATCCTTACCCATTCTAATCTGTAAATATGGTACTATATCCTCATCTCTTTTGCTGGATTCATATACAGACTCATAAAAAATCTTTTTCATCACATCTCGTCTCAAAGCATAACTGTTCTTATCAGTAAACTTAATCTCAATAAGGTGTAATTTTGTCTTTACATCGCCCTTATGATAACCAGCACCACTCATTGGCTGCCTTCTGCCGCCAGTTTCTTTGGCAATTTGTTTCTCCTGCTTAATAGACTTCCTCCTGACTTTTTGTCGCTTTCTCTTATCATAAAATTGCTGAGTAGTAGATAGTTTTTTCCAAGAAGCACAATAAAAATCATCTCTCACTGCTATCTTAAACATTATACAATAGCCATTCGGAGCATATTTACAACTGGAACAAGATTTAATCATTTTAAATTCCCCATATTCTATTGAAAAATAAAATTACTCCGATAAAACTTAGTAATATAAATATGAACCATTTCCCAAAAAATATAATATTATCTAGCCTTGTTTTCATTTTACTTAAACAATATGCCCCTTATATTATCTTTTAACTGATTAGTTAATTTAGGATTATCGGTTAGATATTTAATTAAAGCCCGCTTGCCCCTAAATTTCTTTTTATCAAAGGCATAGCTCGATCCACCCTTTTTAATAAAGTCATAAAAAATACCATATTGAATAAGGCTTGTATAATTACCTACTGAACCATTCTTGAAATAAATGTTAAATACCCCAACCCTAAATGGTTCATATGTCTTATTTTTCTTAACAGTAAAAGCTACAACTTGACCAATTTTTTTCTTTGTATCATCCTTTTCTTGAAGCCATTCCTTTCTACTTAACCTAACTCTAATATCAGCAGCAAATCCCACACCCTTTCCGCCTGGGGTGGTTTCTGGGCTACCGAACATCACTCCGATTTTCATTCTAATCTGATTTATAAGAACCACAATACATTTATTATATGACTCCTTATTTCCTAAATCTTTCGGTTGTAGTGCCGATTGAACTTTCCGAACCATTTTATTTGTCAAGCGAGCAGCCACCCCCATTTGTTGGTCAATCGCATCTGTTTCAAGTTCAACCATAGGAACCATTGAGGCAATTGAATCGACTACGATAATGCCTAATTCTCTGCTATTGACCAATTTATCTACTGTATCTATCGCTTGTTCTGTCGAGGAGGGTTGTGCAATAATTAAATCATCTATATTTACACCTATCTTTTTATACCACCCTAAGTCAGGGGAACCCTCCAAGATAACCAATGCAGCTTTCCTCTCCAATTTTTGTGCTTCTGCTATCGCCTTCAATGCTAAAAACGTTTTACCTGATGAAAGAGGCCCAAAAATTTCAACTATACTTCCTTCAGGCCATCCTCCACCAATAGACATATCTAATGCAAAAGAGCCAGTAGAAATCCTATTCTTTTTAGTATAAGCACATTTGCCAAGTCGCATTACCGAACCTGGATATTGCTTATTTATATCATTTAAAGCTTGGTCTAATTTACTCAATTTATCTCCTTTTTTTTCTAATTTGCCTAATTATATCCTTTATTGTTATGTAAACCAATTCCCACCAATAATTATGTAAACATGTATAAACTCCCAGTCTACCACATTCTATACAATAATATGCTGGTGACTTAACTTTATTATGACAATAACTACATCTGTAATAAATTTTAGGCATTAGTATCCCCTTTTAATTTCTAATCTTTCTCGCTTTTCTCTTGTGTAAACAGTTCTATCTATATATCTAACTACTTTGCCAACGATTTCTGGTTTGGCATCCTTCGGCAAACATTTTTGGCAATAAATATCCTGCTCTACAATTTCCCATCCAACAGTTTCTTTCACAACTTTTGGGGCGGAAGGAATAAGTTTAGGAATACCAGTAACATCATCTATTTGTCTGCTTAAATATACATTGCGGAAAAGATATTGGACTTTTCTCGCTTTGGTTACTACTGTTCGTTGTTTAGTCCCTTTTTTTACAAGTCCGCAGGATTTACAATAGAAGCTCATAGCTTTTTCTCCTTTAACTGTGCCATTAATGCTTTACCGATAACTATTGCGTCGGCTTCGTGATTCGATAACCCACTTTCTTTTGCGAATTCCTCGCTAAACTTTTTATCAGCTCGGTAGTCAAATTGCCCCTTTGTTATTTTTTTATCACTATACTGCTGATAGAGATTTCCGATTTTGCCGTGATATTTATAAAAAATCTTATCGTCCACCAGTCCATATTCTTTAGCAATTTTGAGTTGGGTCTCTATCTTTTTACAGTTGCCTTTCAGTTCCGAGTATCCACGTGCCTGTCTTGCCATAATAAAATGTGCTTCCTTATTAAACTTGCGATAACAGAGATATTCTACGGCTCCTGCTAATCTTGATAGATGTTTAAATGTAATAGGATTTTTCGCCATAAAAGTATCTTCAATAATTATCTCATCGATTTCGTCCTTAATAGAGTAGATATAAAAAGCCATTTCAATCTCTTTCTGAACTTCGGTCTTGCTAGATAGAGTAAGTAACTTCCGCTTAATCAGGCGTAGATTGTGGTCTAATATAGCGATGCCACAGTAGTTTGTATCTAAATCGAGTGCTAATACTTTCATTTTATTATTTGTTTGCCTCAAAAAATGCTTTTGCAAATCCTCTTGGTGTAATGCTTCTCAACATTGCTCTGTTCTCCGATGGTGGGTATTTATGTATTTTACTGCCTTCGGTTGCCTTGACAGTATTTTTTATAGGAATATTAAAATCGCCCCACAATAAAGTTTTCTTGGTATAAGGGTCTCCATAATCACAGGGATTAAATATCAGTTTCGGCTCACCTAATAAATATCTCATTTTACCTACTGGATTTTCTAATGCCCAAAATTTGGGTTTACTATTATAAATAATTCTCAAACCAGCTATCAATATTCTGGAAGCTTCGAATATTTCATCTGAGGTTCTATTAGCCCACCACCTTGCCCCAGAACCAGCCCAGACAGTGCAAGGAGGGGCGAACAATATTCCATAAGGATCTAGATTTATACAATATTTAATAGTTTTTTCTTCAGTAATATTATAGTTAGGTAAGGTAAAATTTATAACCTTATAGCCAGCTTTTATATAAAATTCACTCCAAGCACTTGTTCCCCCACATAAATCTTCAATTATTAAATCAGACAATTTAGTCATTTTCCACCAGTTTAAGGTGGGGCACTATTAAGCACCCCACCGATTTAACTGTTTTAGAATGGGAGCTCTTCCTCTGTTATTTCTTCTCCCTGTCCTGTATCGTTTTCATCTACAAGCAATGGTTCCTCTTCTACTACAGGTCTGCGACGAGTAGTAGTTTTACCTTGCTTGCTTGGTCTGACTTTGGTAACATTTTGATAAGTGTTGTCCCCTACTTCCTTGTTGTCCAGAGAAATCTCATAAACCTTACCAATAAGGTCGCCAAGTTTAACTTTCTCAGCAACTTCCAAGGGTCTGCCCAAATGCTCACCTATCGCAAGATAAAGGTCAGCCTTCTCTGTTACAGTTTTATGAAGCGGGACAGAGCGATATGCTCTACGAACTTCTCCCTCATACTCTTTAACTGTCTCATAAACGAAGTTAGCTCTTTGACCCTTTTGGGTGCTCTTGGACTTTACAGCAATTAGTGTAGCTGGCAGCCAAGTCCTTTCGGGTAAAAGATAATAATCTCCACCACTACCATCGCTAACAGTAACCTCAAAGTTGGCAAGATCGTTATTGTCTTTTCTTTCAGCCATTCTCACACCTCCTTATCATTTATTTTTGTTCTTGACTTTTATCCTCACGCACAAACTTCAATGTCTCTCTGCACATAATAGATGCCTCACCAAAATCCCTACGCTTATTCGCTAACCAGTCTACCAATATTTCTGCGTTTACCCGCTCCTTTTGCAGAGTCTGCCAATCAGTATCACCTTGAGCTTTTCTCAATTTAGCTGCTTCACTTTTTTCATCGGCTTTGGACATAAGCAGATTTAGCTTATTATCCCGCTGAATTTTGATATGCACTTCATATCGTTTTGCTTTGGTTAGTAAGTCTGTCATTTTCATTTTCGCTTGTAGAAAAAGCACATGCAAAACCATAGCATCGTTTTCTGGGATAGTGCCATCTCTGGGGATTTGCTTCTCGACCTTCATTACTCGTTTGATATCTTCCACTAACTTCAACTTTTTCAAAATCTTGTCTAATGTATCCATTTTATCTCCTTTCTAATAACTCCATCGCTCAATTTTTCCAGTTAAAAAGTTGTCTATAAAACACATCCCACAATCTTCACATTTATAAATATTGCCTGTATGTTGGTCTATTTTTGTTCTTTCTGTATTGATATTTGAATAAGTTGTATCGTGTATATCAAGTTCTTTACCGCATTCCAAACATACGATACTCATATTACCTCCTATTAACAGTATATCACATAAAGTATGCTATCGTCAAGGTTATCCCTGATATTTTTTAATGTCTTCGTCAACCAGTTTGACCACGCCATTTTGAAGCAGTTTGGCGACCCTCTTGACATCCTCGCCATCGTTGACTTCGGCTTCTAATGAGGCGAAAAAACGGGCAGTTTCGTAGTTGCCGAGATTCACATTTTTCCCAAACCCACGAACTACTTTTGTTATCTTCATCTTATCCTCCTTCGTTCTTGTATTTCTTTCAAAACTTTTCTTTCACAAATTTTACAGATTCCTCGTTTACTAACATTATTTCTAAAAATTGAATACCCATTTCCTTTGTGCTTTTTTCTATCCCATATATAAAGTCCATCAAATCTATTCCATCCCATTGACAAAGTGGCCCAGTTGGGGACATAATTAAATAATTCCCACCTTTATCTTTCTCTGCTCTGTATAAATGAGTTTTGCGAAGGTCTCCTAATTCTGACCTGTCTGCTCCTGTTATAAAACCTAATTTATTAAATTCTGTTACATTCACTTTTTTTAATCCTCCTCGAATTTATCGGGCTCGACCATCGAACCCCATCGTTCACCAATTTTAATATCCACATCTAAAGGAACTTTAAATCCCTCTGGTGCTTTTGACATTTCCTCTTTTATTATCCCAGAAACTATGTCAATTTCTGAAACTTCAAGGACTATATCATCGTGAATAGTTAATACAATTTTAGACTTGCTATTTATTTTCTTTAGTCGCTTATATATCTCAATCATTTGTAGCCCAATAATATCTGATGCTGTGCCTTGGACAGAAGTTGCCACCACTTTCCTTTCTTCCTTTTCACGCAATTCTTTATTTTTATCATTGATAAATGGCAAAGGTCTTTTTCTACCAAACCAGTTTTTAACATATCTATGAGTTCTTGCTCCAATTATCACAGCCCTATTCCACCTTGATGCCCTTGGATAAATCTGGTTAAAGTATCTTAACTGTTCCTCTGCTTCTTCTACTGTTAATCCATACTGTTCTGCAATTGCTTTCGCACCACGCCCATAAGGGATGCCAAAAACAAATGGTTTGCTTTTATCACGCTGTTCTTTAGTAACATCTTCTTCTTTTACTCGGTATAATCTTGTGGCAGTAATAGTATGAATATCTTTACCACTTTTAATATCTGCTATCATTCTTTGGTCTGCTGATAAATGTGCAAGAACTCTGAACTCGATTTGACAATTATGATTAATAAAACCATTACTAATGTATGTTAAGGTATTGGGGATTGATAAATCATAAACATGTTTTTTACCAATAAATTCTATTTTAGTAATTTTATCAAATATTTGATTAAATTTAGTTATGTGATATAACCCCAAAGATTTTGCTATTTGCGGATATTTTCTTGAAATTTTATATGCTAACTTCAAACTAATTTGGCGGCCTAATGAAGAAGTATTGTTTAATAATTTTTGTACTTTTCCTTTAAATTTAAAATCTAATGCCTTATTTTTAAGATTGGGCATTCCCCCATAAAATGAGCTATAACCAACTTTTTTACTTAATAAAAAAAGTTTTTGTTTTTTTCTTTTAGAAATAAAATTTACTCCCTTTTGAAATCTTTTTGTAAAAGCAGTTGGGATAGTAATATAATAAATATATTTATGGTTACTATAAAATCCAGCTTGACTATGATTAAACTTGTTTCTTCTTGATGGAATATTTAACAGTAATAATAATTGTTGTACTTCTTTAGCTAAATTTTCAGAGATAGTTGAAAAAGATACTCTCCCACCTTTCAAGTTATTGCTCTGAACACTACCATCAGCTTCAAATAATCCTCTTAAATAGGCAGCAATAATATCAAAAGAAGCTACCCATAAATATTTAGGTACACTCTTTTTAGATGCTCCTATATTACATAGCCATTTTAACAAGGGTTTGCTATGAATTCTTAAATCTATAGCTCCCTTTCTTTCTTTGTCTTTATCTATAATAATCTTGAATAATTTTTCAATTAATAATTCCATTTTTTTAATTAAATCTATATCCTGAGAACACAATGTTAATTTAATATCTTGTGAACCCAAAGATCCATCCCCTGTTAGATAACCCATAAATTGAGCCAAATCTGTATTAACTATTTTTGGAACAGACACAATTTTATTATTAAAATGATTAAAAATTATTTTGGGAAGAGTTAATTTTTTCTTTTGAGCAAAATATTTTCTAGGTTGAATAACTACATAATCTTTATTTCTATCAATCTTATTAATATCTTTCCAAATATATTCGCCTTCTTTATTCAATATCCTAATTCGATGAGTTTTTGTCGCTTCTAATTCATATCCCATATTAGTTGTAATTTTAATCGTATCTTGAAATCCTTGATCTATTATTTTTGATACCAAAGATAATTTATTGTTATTATCAGTATAAACCCTATCTCCCACACAAATATTTTGGATTGGTATTAGTCCTCGTATTGTAGAAATCTTTGAATCTTCGGGTAAACAAGAATCAGCTGACAATAATTTATATCCCTCTTTCGCTATAAAACAATCTCGGAAATCCTTACCATATTCTTTCGGAACATTTTGCAAATTTGGTTTACTTGAGCTTAAACGACCAGTCGCTGTAATATGCTGATTATATTCTGTATGTATTCTATCATTTTCATCTAAGCCCTCAAATGTTGGGCAGATATAGGTATTATACATTTTTGTCAGTCTTTTATATTCAAGTATTAAATTTATAATTGGGTGCTTATCCTTTAATTTTTCCAGCGTCTTTTTATCAGTTGAAAGGGCTGTTCCTTTTTTAGTTTTCTCTGGTTTAGGCATTTTCAAAGCTCGGTAAAATAAATCTGCTAATTGCTGATGTGAATTAAAATTAAACTTGGGTCGTTCCACCTTATCCAAATATTCCTTTAGAGAACATCGTTTTTTTATTATTTTAGAATCCTGATATTTCTTTTTCTGCTTATCTACTGCTATTTTATACTGCTTATTAGTAACAGATTTAATCTCTGCGATAGCATATAATTTAGTTTCAGTTTCTTTCAAATTGTTGCCATACTTGACCTTTAATTGTTCTAATTTTCGCCTGTCAATCTGGACACCATTTAATTCAATACTCGCCAATACAGTAGATTGTGGAAGCATTATCTTATATAAAACAAATTCCATTTTCTCTTTCTTAATCTGTGGCAATAATTTACGATAAATCCTAAATGTGCAATCAGCATCGGCACAGGCATATTGCAATATATCATCATAATGTTCCTTAATATATTTAAGGTTTCCAAATTTGCTCGCATCTATATTTTCGGAGTAGTTACCCATATCTGTATATGTCCAAGCCATTTCTTTTAATTTGTGACTTGACCGTTGACCACTCTGATTTAAGACATAGTGAGCCAACATAGTATCAAAATTAATCCCAACTCCAATGCCTAAATGATACTTGAACCACTGTATATCGTGTTTGCCATTTTGAAATATCTTTTTGACACCTTTACGAGAAGTAAACTCGCCAAACTTTTTCAATATCCAACTATATTGTGCATTGTTCCAGCACCGCTTTAAATTTCTGTCCAATATAGGTAAAACTATTGCTGTGTTACTTTTCCAAGAAAATGATATGCAAAGCAACTTACCATTGTAAGGTCGCAAGCAAGTAGATTCTGTGTCAATCGTTACCTCTTTTACCTGAGCCAATCTCGAAAATAATGCCTTAACTTTATTCATATTATCACAAACCACATATTTAATTGGTGAAACTTTCCGCTTAATTGGATTTTTAGTTTTGCTGGCTTCTTTAACAAACTTGAGGGCATTGATAAATTTTTCCCTAACCTCCATATTATCCTGATTTCTAATGATATAACTGGGATGTATTAGGGGGATACAAGTAACCTGAAATTCATCGCTCCAAAATGGTTGCCCCTGATACTTTAGTGAGCCAGTTTTGCCCAGAACCTGTTTCATCGCTATGTTGCCGAGAAGCCCGATGACATTAGGTTTGATAGAGTTTATCTCGTTTACCAAGAATTCTCGGCAGGCTTTCAGCTCTTTAGTATTCGGGTCACGGTTATCTGGTGGTCGGCAACGACAACTATTGCTCAAAAATATCTCGGCTCGATTTATCCCTGCCTCTTTCAAACATTTGTCCAGCTCTTTGCCCGCCTTGCCCACAAATGGCTCTTTCTTAAATAGCTCATCATTTCCAGGAGCCTCACCAATGAGCATAATTTTGGCAGATTTAGAGCCGCAACCAGAGAGGCAGATTACCTTGTGCTTTTTATCGTTTGTGAAACTCGTTAAATATAAGGGACATTTTGTGCAGTATATGGACATTCTTACCTCACCAGTTTAATAATTTAACTGCTCCATAACCTATTAAAATAATCAGCACTATCACAGCTAACAATATCATTTTTACCTACTCTCTGAATAATATAAATAATCTTTAAGTTTCATTATATTTACCCTTATATATTCTGTAACTCTCTGCTTTTACAAAAATAATCTGAGCCACCCTACTTTCCTTTGCCAAATACATATTCAAAAATGGATAAATCGTCAATGATGGCGTGCCCCTAAATCCACTATCGAACAGTGTCCCACGAATGATAATCCCAGCCCTATTGAAACTACTTCGAGAGAATATTAGCCCCACCATATCTTTGGGAATATACACCGATTCTATCGTTCTTATTTCATAAGGCACGAATTTCTTCAGGAAATAATATAGCTTATGATTATTTAATCGTCTCGGTCGCAGAATACCATATGCTCGCTTTTTTATATTTTTATCATCTGCTATTAGAATAGAGTCTAAATCTGTAGTTATCTCATACACGCCCTTAACTCGTAAGTCATAACCATTTGGCGTAAGATTTTGTGGTCTACCCTTTATGATATAGCCTCGCTTAAATAAGGTATAAGGATTAATCAACGACATTTATATCCTCTGTTAAATATACATCTCTTAATCTTTGTTCTAATTCAGCATCTTCTTTATAATAATTATCCCCAGCAGTAAAGACATTACCCAATAATTGCATCAGTCTCAAATCAGGATTTTTACGCCATATCTTGCCGATTAGTTTGGATATTCTATTTATTCTTTTTATATCTCTCAATTTATTCTCCTATTTTCGACCTGTCGTTTCCTTCTTATTTTTATTGGTTTTCTTATCTTTCTCTGCTTTTTCTTTCGCTAACTTATGTTCTCCTAAAAGGTCTACTTTGCCTAGTGTTGATGCAATCTTTGTTTCATCTTTTTTTCTGAGCTTAAATCTAAAAGGATTAAATTTAGGCAAACCATATACGCTCATTCCTTCTCTCCATTTATCTTCTCTGATAGCTTTAGCAAGCCTCTCATGTCTCTGAAGTACCGACCTCGATTTATTTTTTCTTGGCTTTAAACTATTGTGTATTGACATTATACATCTCCCTTTATTTTATAACTAAAAAACTTGAGCAATATCCTATATGCTAACTGTTCTGCCAATTTAGGGCTCCCAGCGAATACAACTTTTATGTTGTGTTTTATCATAAGGCTAATTAATGTCGCCACTACTAATTTTATACTAACTTTTCCTGGGAGTTTTTTCATCTCTACTAAATCCCTAAATGAACCCTCTATCAAAAGAAATTTATATGGAATTTTTTCCATTCTTTCTACTTCCCGCATAAATCGTTCCCTATCCCCAGCAAAATTTCCAAATAGTTCAGCTATTCTTTTCCTCTCAATAACAATTTCATTCTCATATCCCTCTAAGCTATAATCGCCCACATCCAATTTCTTTATAACTATTTTAGCCTCTGCTTCTTTGCCCTTGAATAAATAACCTGCTTGCTCTCTTGAGTCTGTGATAATTGTTGGGATATGAATATCTTTCTTACGCCTTTTTATTCGCTTGAGCCAGTTTTCACATTTATAACTTGTGGCTTTGGTATGGGCACAGCTATCGGTTCTATTAAGCCCACAGATTTTGCCTTGGTTCCAGTATTCGCACAATAGTTTTTTAGTCTTACTTTTTATCGTCATATCGCTGAATTCCATTCTTAAATTCCTCTATAGCCTCATCCAAATAGCCCTTCAAATAATTAATAACATCCACCCCTAATCTGAATTGGGCGAGTGGTTGCCATTTATCTTTCTCTGGGCTCTCCTCGACTATATACCAGCCATTTTCCTGAACGAGCCTAACTTGTCCTATTGTGATAGTTTGTCTGTCCATTTTATTTACTCCTCATACTCTGCACTTATAGATTTTCTTACAGTAACATTATTTACATTTAATTCAGCATCAATAGCTACTGCTAATCTTTCAGCATGTTTAAAAGCACTTTCATATGGTTGTCCTAGTCCTAATTCTAATTTCATTGTTACAGTATAAATTTCTACAACTTCTAAGTCATATCCTCCAGCATCTCCCAATTTCCATACATTAATTTTTAAACCTTTATACATTTTATCCATTAAATTATCTCCCCAAACTCGTTTACTTTCATCGCCTCTTTTACTGGTTCTTCCACAGGTGCTATCGGGGCTGCCTCCAAGCCGTCTATTTTCTGTTGCAAAATAATCAGTTCCTGCCTAATTTCCTCATATCTTGCATTAGTCGTGCCAACATCATTTGACACCTTTTCAACCTGTTGTTGCATAGAATCATTCAAACGCCTTAACAACTGGTGAACTGGGGTGTTACGCATTTCATCCCGATTCTGGGTTGTGTCGTGTTCGGGGCACAGTTTAGCGATTGCCCGTTCATCTGTTACCTCAACTAATTTACCACAGACAAAGCATGGAATCTGCTTAGCCATTTTATTCCTCCTTTTTATTTACAAATAAATTTTTATCTGGTTTTCCCATAGTGGAATAATTATGATAATTGCCACATCTATTACACCAAATTTCTAGTAGGTATTGTTGCTCATAACCATATTCCAAATCGCAGCCTCTGATATGGCAGATTAATCTTTGAGTTAAGAACCATTTTAGTAGATGAAGCATTTATCTCTCACTCCTCTTTATCACCCACATACTGATTGCACTTTCGTATATGGCATGTAATTTTAATTAAG